CAACTATCAATATTTTAGAGTGAATTAATGTCGAAGTTTGCTACGGGAAAAAATGCTTACGCCGTATCAGACCGGTCCGGTCTTCGATACCGGTACAAAGACATGCGTCGAGAGTGGAACGGTCTTCTTGTGGGTAAGGATGAGTTTGAAGTTAAGCATGAACAGTTGGGTCCTTTTCGTTCTAGAGCAGACCCGGAAGCTTTAGCCGACGCTCGACCAGACAGGTCAGAACCAGAATTAGAAAAAATTTTACCAAAAGATTCTTTTACCTCTGGATCTTCGGGCAGCGCGGTTATTACCGTGACAGAGGTAAGTCACGGTAGGACCTCCGGAAACACTGTTCGTTTTAGAAAGGTAAACGGTTTTGACGGCTTTACTAGCAGTGTTCTTGAAAATAGCTCGGGGTATTCAATTACGGTTGCAGACAGTGACACCTATACTTTCACGGCCTCGTTCGGCACCGCCACCACTGGTAGTCAACGCGGGGGCGGTGAAAATGCGACTGCCGGACCGGTGACTTTGGAGAGTTAAATGGCGTTCACATTTGCACAGCTAAAGACTGCGATACAAGAATATACAGAAAACACGGAGACTACATTTGTGTCAAATGTAGATGATTTTATTCGTGCGGCAGAGGATCGAATCTTCTATCTCGTAGATCTAGAGTATTTTCGCAAAAACGCCACAAGTGCAGTTTCGCAGAATGATCCATTTTTGTCATTGCCGACAGACTTTTTAGCCTCTTTCTCGTTGTCGATAACAAACAGTAGCTCTAAGGAGTTCCTGTTGCAGAAAGATGTTAACTTTATTCAGGAGTTCAATCCCAACTCTGCTACTACTGGCACGCCAAGATATTACGCAAGATTTGATGTAGACAACCTGATCCTAGCTCCGACCCCGGACAGCAATTACGTTTGTGAGTTTCATTACTTCTACCGCCCAGCTTCACTTACAGCAGGAGCGGACAGTGGCACGACTTGGTTAAGCACCAACGCCCCAAATGCCTTGCTTTACGGCTCTCTGTACGAGGCGTATATTTACATGAAGGGTGAGCCGGACATGCTTCAAATGTATGACAAGCAGTTCACCGAGGCACTTTCGAGATTGAAAGATCTGGCAGAGGCAAGAGAAAACGCAGACGCCTATCGCAGGGGTTTGCCGGAACGGCCTCGGACATAAGGAGTAGAAGATGGCTACATCCAACGCAGCAACAAACTACCTAGAGCGGAGGTTGTTGCATTTCATATTCAAGAACAACTCTTTGAGTTTTTCTTCGCCGGGTGACAGCATCTATGTTGGTCTGGCAACTGCGGTATCTGCGGCAGAGACAGGTTCGGTAACGGAAGCTGACTTCACAAATTATGCGAGGGTGCAGGTTACGGCGTCTAACTGGACCACGATTGGCTCTGACTCTACCGACACACAGACAGCTACAAACGCAGCTAACATCGACTTCGCAGCGGCAGGAACTACTACTGCCGACACGATCACTCATGCGTTTATTGCCGACGCCTCGTCTGGCGGAAACATTTTGTTTGTCGGTGCGCTTGATGCCAGCAGAACGATTGACGATGGCGACATCTTCCGCATCAACGCAGGGAACCTCACGTTTGAGATAAAGTAAAATGGCACTGGTACTCAAGGATCGCGTCAAAGAGACGACCACTACCACCGGCACTGGCACTTATACATTGGCCGGTGCCGTTACTGGTTTTGAAGCATTCTCGTCAGTTGGGAACAGCAACACGACGTATTACGCCTGCACGGATGGCACCGACTTTGAGGTTGGTATTGGCACATACACATCTAGTGGCACTACTCTAGCTCGTACAACGATTCTTCAGTCAAGCAACAGCGACAGTGCGGTTAGCTGGAGTTCCGGCACCAAGACAATCTTTTGCGCCCAGCCAGCAGAGAAGGCTGTGTTCCTTGATGCGAGTGGCAATATCATAGCGGCTAACGGCAGCGCACTCACCGCGCTGAACGCTAGTAACCTTGCCAGCGGCACTGTAGCCAACGCTAGACTGGACCAGCAGCTACAGGATGTGGCGGGCCTTGCTGTTACAAACGGTAACTTTATTGTAGGTGACGGCAGCAACTTTGTAGCAGAGTCCGGCGCGACAGCCAGAACCAGCCTTGGCCTTGGTACAGCGGCGGTACTGGATACGGGCATATCCAACACAAACATCCCGAAGTTCACATCTGGTGTAGCGGATGACGACTTTCTTCGTGTTGACGGCACAGCCATTGAAGGTCGTTCTGCTGCTGAAGTTCTGTCAGATATTGGCGCACAAGCCAGTCTGACGTTTGGCATATCGAACACCAATGCGGTCAAAATCGACAGCAGTTCTGTTGCTGATGATGAATACGCTAGGTTTACGGCAAGCGGATTAGAAAGCCGATCAACTAGCGAGGTGCTGTCTGACATCGGCGGGCAGGCCAGCCTTACTTTCGGCATCAGCAATACCAACGCGGTTAAGATTGATAGTGCATCTGTTGCTGATGATGAATACGCGCGATTCACAGCTAATGGCCTAGAGAGTCGGGCAACGTCAGAGGTTCTGTCAGACATTGGCGCACAGGCCAGTTTGACGTTTGGCATCAGCAATACCAACGCGGTTAAGATTGATAGTGCATCTGTGGCAGACGATGAGTTCGCACGATTTACTGCAAACGGTCTTGAAAGCCGAAGCGCGTCGGAGGTTTTGTCAGATATTGGTGCAACAACAGCAGCCCTTGCTGCCGACGAGGCTACGGCCCTTGCAATCGCGCTGGGGTGATGGAGATTTAGATGGCTAATACATTCAAAGTAATTACACGGGATGTTGCACCTAATGCGTCTGGTACACCAGAGACTTTGTACACAGTGCAAACTGGTAGCACCGTTGTTGTTCTTGGCTTGACGCTTGCCAACGTCCATACATCGCAAGTGACCGGCACGGTGCAGCTTGTCAGCACTACGACACAGACAAGTCAAACGCAGAACACAACGGCGCACATTGTGAAGGACATACCGATACCTGTGGGTTCTACGGTAGAGATCATGGGTGGTAACAAGCTGATACTGAATGTTGGAGACATCATAAAGATAGACGCCTCTGTCGCGGACAAGGTTTCTGTCACCATGAGCTACATGGAGATCACCTAATGCCCTACATTGGTCAGCAGACAGCCGACAACTTTCAAAGCACGGTAGCGGTTCAACGATTCAACGGTGATGGCAGCGATACCACATTCACCCTGACCACTGCTGTATCCTCTGTCCAAGATGTCCTCGTGTCTGTTGACGGTGTTGTTCAGGACACTGCGGCATACACCATTCCTGACGGCACTACGCTGACATTCACTGCTGCCCCGTCGAGTGGCACTGGCAATATCTTTGTGAATTACCTTGCACCGCAAGGCGCAACAATCACACCCGCTGCTGAGAACAAGGGTAACTTCAAGGGTGGTGGCCTGTTTCGTACCAACGCACAGTCGTTGACGGCAGACACAACTATCCTTGCAACTGAGAACGCAAACGTGACAGGCCCGTTCACTGTAGCCAGTGGCGTGACCCTGACCGTTGAAAGCGGCGGGACATTGGTGACACTATGAGTACGTTGAAGGCAGATACCATCCAAAGCACCAGCGGCGGGGCGGCCACGCTGACAAAGCAAAATGCTGCGAAGGCTTGGATTAATTTTAATGGCACTGGTACGATTGCAACAAGAGATAGCTTTAACATATCGTCAATCGCAGACGATGGAACGGGGGATTACATAACCACTGTTACTTCGGCTATGAGTAATAACGATTACAGTATCGTTGGAAATTGCGCCCCGAATTACGGCGTTAAATTTAGTATCAATCTTCAAATCATGCACGGAAACAATTCTGCTGAAATAGATAATTCTACGTCTGCACAACAAGTTCAAACAGTTGATGTGGGTGAAACTGTATTTGATTCAAAATATATTACGCACAATTTGCAGGGAGACCTCGCATGAGTGAAGTAAAGACAAACAAAATCTCCAGCCTTGCGAGTAACAACGACATCACCATCGACCCGGATGGCACGGGCGATGTTGTAGTTGCGTCTGGTCATAAGCTGGGTGTGTCCACTGCGTCCCCGACCACCACATTGCAAGTTGGTGATGGAAGTGCCGACACCAGAAGCACTTTCAACCCAAGCTCCGCTTTTGCCATTGGCGTCAAGAATGGTTCAAGTCACGGCGGATTTATAGGTTCAAACGGCTCAAGTGGGATGCAGTTTTCGTCTTCGGGCGGTGCAGCCCGCATGACCATCACATCGGACGGCAAGGTCGGCATCGGATGCACACCGACAACACAGTTTCAGGTG